CTCCTCATGGCACAGGAATCGCAAAAGCTGTTGACGCAGCTGATGCAACAGGTGCTCTAAAAATTGCAGGCTTAGAAACTATTTTTGTTCCCGCACAAGCAATGTTTGGAACAGAAACAAATGGAGCTGAAGCAAATGCAGTTGAAACGACAGCGACTCGACCTGTAATGAAGGTTTTAGATTTTGATCCAAGTACAATTGAATATGCACAATTTTCTATTGCAATGCCTAAATCATGGAATGAGGGTACAGTAACCTTCCAAGCTTTTTGGGCTCCAAGTAATACAGATACTGGAAATGCTATGATTGGACTTCAAGGCGTTAGTGTTGCGAATGATGCAACCTCTGACGTTGTTTTTGGAACAGCTATAGATGTTACAGACGCGGGCGGCGGTGCCGTTGAAGATGTAATGGTGAGTCCAGTAAGTTCAGCAGTAACAATCTCATCAGCAGCAGCTGATACCTACACGTATTTTCAAGTACATAGAAATGCAACAAATGTCAGCGATACCTTTACAGGTGATGTAAGATTATTAGGAATTAAATTATTCTATACAACAGACGCTGCTAACGACGCATAGGGGGTCACAGTATGAGAGACGTAGACAATTTACCATTTATTACGCCTGGTAAGGGTTCAAAAAATAAAACATCCGTAAAAACAAAATCTTTTGGTTACCAAATTTTAGGATTTGGTTCTGGAGGAGCTGCGGCTATAGCAGAGTTTACTTATTTACTTGTAGCTGGCGGCGGAGGAAATTCCACGAGTCCCGGACCCGGGGGTGGAGGAGGTTTTAGAACAACTTACCCAGGAGGAACTGCTATCGAAATCCAGTCTGGAGCAACTATAACAGTTGGTTCTGGTGGAGCAGGTTCAGCTAATGGTGCAGATTCAACCATAGCAGGTGTTGCCGGTGATGTTTCTTCTACTGGAGGAGGGCGAGGAGCGAATCCTGCCAATCCCGGAGGTAGTGGAGGAGGAACGTATGGTAATGGCGCTGGAGGCACAGGAAATGCCGGAGGATATCCAGTTTCTGAAGGAAATAATGGTGGTCATGGAGCACCCAATGGTCGAGGCCAAGGTGGTGGCGGCGGTGGCGCTGGCGGCGCTGGAACAGCGGCTAATACTAGTAATGCTGGTAGCGGCGGCGGCGGATCTTCAAATTCAATAACAGGTTCACCAGTTGCATTCTCTGGTGGCGGAGCCGGAGGTGGTCATGGAAGTCAATTTAATCCAGGAAGTCCTGGAGGTAGTGGCGGCGGTGGCGCTGACGGTAATGGTAGTAATGGCGGTGGAGCCGGTGGAACTAAAGGAGCACCCTCTCCCCCTACATCAAGAACAGGTGGTGATGGAAGAGTTGTTTTAAGATGTCCTTCCGATACCACATTAACAGTAGCTCCAGGAAGTAACACAGTAGAAACAGGAACTGGAGATAGTGTTGCAATATTCAATGTAACAGGAACAATTAGTTTCTAATGGCTTATTTTGCAGAAATAAATAGTGAGAATTTAGTGCTACGAGTTTTACTAGCAGACGACGCTGATTGTGTAATTCATGGAGGTCATGGTTCTCCAGAAGCAGCTATTCATTTTACCACATTATGTCCTTTAAGTACCAACGGTGTTAAATGGGTTCAAACTTTTACAGATGGAACAAGAGGCCAACACGCAGGCCTAGGTAAAACATGGAACGAGGAACATCAAATTTTTTGTGAACCACAAAACTATGCAAGTTGGACATTAAATACTACTACAGGCGCATACGAAGCCCCAGTAGCTTTTCCCAATATCGTTCAAGATGGAAAAGACAAACAGCCATCATGGGATGAAGATAATCAAAGATGGCAGCATCTTAATTGTGATGAAGAACCCCCAGTAACTGAAATTTGGGATCCCAATACTTCTACCTGGTCATAATTGATCTAAATCAAATCTACCTAATCATAATTGATTTATTAAAAAAATCATGATATATCATATTGCGAAAGTAATATGATCTTAAAAGACTATAGCTGGATTTTTGAAAACCAATTGGGTGATTTTTTTTGTGATGATGTCGTTAAACTAGGGCGACAAACTACCAAAAGAAGAGCTTCAGTAGGAAAGAGTCATGTTCCCGATACAAAAGTACGTAACTCTAACGTTTGTTTTCTATCTGATTATTGGATCAGAGAATCGTTTAGTGGTTATTTTTACACCGCAAATAGAAATGCAGGTTGGAATTTTGAATTTAATCAGTTTGAACATTTTCAATTTACAGAATATAAAAAAAATCAATTCTACAAATGGCACACTGATACTTATCTTAGTGATCAACTAATAAGAAAAGTGTCTGGAATAATAACGTTAAGTAATCCAAAAGAATATACAGGAGGAGAGTTACAAATTAAAACCCCTGAAGATAAAATTATTAAGATAAGTAAAAAACCTAGGGGAACTCTTATACTGTTCCCTTCCTTTCTACGTCACAGAGTCACACCTATAACATCTGGTACAAGACATAGTCTGGTTATTTGGGCGCGTGGAGAAAATTTTAAGTGAAAAATATAACTATTGTTGGAGGAGGTTCTGCTGGTTGGATGACAGCCGCTACTTTGTTAAAAGCTTTTCCTAACAAAAATATATCTTTAATAGAATCACCTAACATAGCAACAATTGGCGTTGGAGAAAGCACCATAGAAGGAATTAGAAACTGGATAAAATATTTAGAAATTGATGACAAAGATTTCTTAAGCGCAACAGAGGGAAGCTACAAATTAAGTATTAAGTTTACAGACTTTTACAAGAAAGGCGAAAGTTTTCACTATCCTTTTGGTGAGCCTTACACTCATGATAACTTAGCCAAACTAAATGATTGGTGGTTTAAAAAGTTTATCTACCCGCAAACTTCCAACAGTGATTACGCAGATTGCACTTATCCATTACAAATGGCCTATGTAAATCAAAATAAATTCAATAAAGAAAAGACAGCTTATGCTTATCATTTTGATGCAACTAAATTTAGTATATGGTTACGAGACAAGTATTGTATTCCTCGAGGAATCAAACATATAAAAGAAGATGTAGAAACTATTGAACAAGATGAAGAGGGAATCGTATCATTAAACCATAAACATAAAGCAGACTTATTTATAGATTGCACAGGGTTTAAATCTTTACTTTTAAATAAAACTTTAGATGAACCGTTTGAATCTTACGCAGACTTACTTCCTAATAACGCTGCGTGGGCTACCAAGATACCTTATCAAGATAAACAAAAGCAATTAGTACCTTATACAAACTGTACTGCAATTCAGAATGGCTGGGTCTGGAACATACCTTTGTGGTCTAGGATTGGAACAGGCTATGTTTATTCAGATAAATATATTTCTGATGAGGATGCCTTAAAACAATTTCAAAATTATTTAAAAACTAAGGAATTAGAATTTAGAAATATTAAAATGAATGTAGGTATCCATAAAAGATTATGGGTTAAAAACGTTTGTGCAATAGGACTGTCTGCTGGATTTATTGAACCGCTAGAAAGTAACGGCTTATATTCTGTCCATGAGTTTTTGTTTTATTTAATTAGAAACCTACAAAGAGAGAAAGTATCTCAATGGGATAAAGATAATTTTACTTTTCAATGTAAACATTTATTTAGAAATTTTGCTGAGTTTGTTGCACTACATTACGCCTTGTCACACAGAGAAGATACTCCTTATTGGAAAGCTAATTTTAACAAACAATGGGAGGAGAAACTAATTAATTTAAAACCCACTTTGATCAATGGATTTTTAAGAGCCTCCTTGGACCGATCTAACAATTACCATTTTAGTAATGTTGGAGGATTACATTGTATTACTGCAGGTATGAATTGGTCTCCCACAGATCGATTTACTCTTGAATATATTGGCGAATGTGATACAGCTTCTTTAAAAAGAAAATGGGAACCATTTATTAAAAAATTAAACCTGAGAAAAAAAGAATACAGAAAACAAATAACACAAGACCTTAGTTTGTATTCTTTTTTACAGAAAGAGAACAATGAGCATTGATACTGAAACAGCCGGTCCGCTAATGTCTACCTTTAATTTGTATATTACTGAAATGGAACTATCGGACGTAGGTACATTAAACAAGCACCTATTAAAATTATCTAAGCAAGTTTATAGAAAACTGCCAAGCGCAGATCATTCTAACGAGGGTTATCAATCTCCTAAGTTAGATCCAAATGAACATCCTGTTTTCTTAGATCTATTTGATAAAACCAAACAACATATTCTAAATGTATTAAAAATCTATGATTTAAAAAAAATTGGAAACATTGATTTTAGTTTGCCATGGATAAACATTAATAAACCAGGTGATTTTAATTGGCCACACGAACATTTTAACACACACTTCTCATTAATATACTATCTAAAAGTTCCAAAAAAATCTGGTAATGTAGTATTTACTAATCCATTTACTCAAGGAAATAATTTTTACTTAAAAGAATTTAATAATTATAGCTCCAGTAATGCCAGTGCCTATAAACATACCCCACGAGAAAACATGTTGCTATTATTTCCGTCTAATCTTAAACATGCTGTAGAAAGGAACAGATCAAAACAAGATCGAATAAGTATTGCTTTTGATATCACGGTAAAATGAAGAAACATTTAGTAGTTAGAAATATTATAAGCAAAGAGCTGTGCAACTTTTTAAACGACTATCTTTTAGAAAAGAGAGAAGTCTTAAAAATTTTAAGAAAGGTTAAATACATATCTCCGTTCTCTGAAATACATGGAATATTAAGTGGAGACCCACAAGTGCTCAACAGTTTTGTTCTTTATGGAGATGTTGCTATGGATTTAGTTTTAAAGAATATACAACCTATTATAGAGAGTAAATTAAAATTAAAATTAGTCCCAACTTATTCTTATGCACGACTCTACAAAAAAGGAGATATCTTAAAAAGACATATAGATAGAGCCTCTTGTGCTGTTTCAGGAACGCTGAACCTGGGGGGAATCTTGTGGCCCATCTATTTAAAAGAATCTAGTAAAAAAATTCATGAAGTTGTATTAAACCCAGGAGACATTCTCCTT